AAGGGGGGGGGAGAATTTCTATTTCTAAAATACTTTTTATACAAACTTTATGAATTTTATAAAATATTATTGGAATTAAATTTTCCAATAAAAAAATATAATATTTATATAATTTTAATTAAATATAAATTGATATAAAGTTTTTATAATTATTTATTAATAATGTATTCTTGTGAAAGATGTGGTTATATATCAGATAGATTAAGTAATTTAAAGAATCATTTAAGTAAAGTAAATATATGTAGAGATAAATTAAATTCTGGGAAATCTGTAGATGAATTAATATATGAATTATCAAAATCAAAACAAAAACAAACAATTATAGAAATTTTAGATGAAAAAAATAAAATTATTAAATCATTAAGTGAAGAAAATAAAAAATTAAGTGAAGAAAATAAAAAACTTAATAATCGTGTAGAAGAATTAGAGAAAAAAATAACAAATAATATTGAAATACATGGAAATAATAATTCTGCAATTAATAATAATATAAATATAGTATTAAACTTTGGTTCAGAAAATATTAAATATATAGAAGATGATAAAGAATTTCTAAATAAATTATTTAAAAATTTATCATCTAGCATGCCTAAATTAACTGAAGCAATTTATTGTAATGATTTACATCCTGAAAATAAAACAGTTAAAATAAGAAATTTTAAAGAAAATCAATTATTAATACATACAGATGGTAAATGGGTAAATAGAAGTGCAAATGATGTTATTCCAGATATGATACATAAACAAAAAAATATATTAACAAGACATTATTTTGATTCACCAGAATTAAAAAGAGAAGATATTGAAGAATTGAATAATAGTAATAATGATTATTTAATATCTTTAATTGATGAGGATCATAAAAATAATAAAAAAGCATTTTCAAGCATTAAAAGTATTATTAGAAATTAATAATTTTAAAATATTTATCTGAATATTATACCAACATATAAAAAATATATATAAAAAATATAAATTATATAATAATACAGTCTTCAAAAATAAAATTCAGCAAGTTTTTCAGTCTCAAAAAATTGAATGGCAAAAAATAATTTATAGAATATTTTTTAAATATATTACAAAATATTTATTTATTAATAAAATTATTTGGATTTTTATCATTATTTTATTTTATATTTTTTTATAAAATTTGATAAAATTCGATAAAATTTGATTCATAATTTATAATATTATTATTTTGATAAAAACTATAAAATGGAACAAGTACTATCAATTCATGTTATGAATATTCTTACAAATACTGATCAAGTATGTTTAAAAACTGCATTCAAACTTAGTTTTGCACTTGGTAAAGAACAATTAAATATATTTATAAAAAATCATACTAATAAATTAGAAGTTGGTACTATTATTTATGTAAATGAAAGGATTTATGAAGACCAAGATGATCAAAAAAATTGTCATGAATTTCCGATATTACCTGAAATTTATAAAACAGATGATGGAAATATAGAATCTATTAATCATTCCTTTTCATCTTGGTTCAGAATTAGTAAAATTAAATATAATAAATATAACATTGAATGTGAATATGATGATATAAAACGTGAAGAAATTATAAATATGAAAGATAAAAAAATAACATATAAACCAAATTTTTCAGAAATATCGAAAACTAATTCTAATTCATGGATTAATATTTATTCAAAATATAAAAAAACTAATAATTATCCAAAAGGTTATAAATTTAATGGATGCTTTATTTTATGTTGTTGGCATGTTAATTTAGAATTATATATTTATGATATTAATAATAAAGATGGTATTACATTTGATTATATTGAAAAGAAATATGAAAATTAAAATTTGAATTTTTTATTTTTATTTAAATAAAAACAATTTAGTATAATTAATAAAAATGACAATAGTTTATGAATATAACCAAGATGGTGAAATAATAAATTATGAAATAAATGATTATTTTATACAAAATATTCCAAGAATATTTAGAAAATATAGTGAAAATAGAGTAGAATTTGAAATATGTAAATTATTAAAAGAAAATCCACATCCAAAATGTGTAAATATATATAAAATATTTGGTAGTTATATTGATATGGAATATGTAAATACAATATCAATATATAAAAAAAATATTCATTATGATCAAATATTTTCAGATGTTGAAAGAGCTATTGAATATTTAAATAAAAATAATATAGTTTACATTGATATTAAATTAGATAATATAGGATATAATTTAAAAGATAAAATATATAAAATATTTGATTTTAATATGTCAGGAATTGTAGATAAATTAGATAATTATAAATGGTTATTTAAACCAGATAGTGGATATTTATATAGAAAATATTATGAAAATAATAAAAGAGAAAATGTAAATTTATTTGATATAGATAGATATGCATTAGAATATTTTAAAAAAACAGATTTAAAATAAAATAAAATAAAATAAAATAAAATAAAAATAAAATGTCGATATCAATGTCAGTAGTTGGTAATTTCCTTAATAAAACAAAACCATATAAAATGAGTGATTTTACAGGAACTTATCCTATTAGTTTGAATTCATATTCATATGCAAACATAAATTTTACATTTACAAATATGAATGCAACTGGTGCAAATGGACCATCAAGTATAACTTATAATTCTGGTACAACTGGATATAATTATATAGGAAATATAACATTAACTGCTGGAATACAATATTGGAATGTACCAATAACTGGAATATATAGTTTTACATTAGCGGGTGCAGGTAATAGTAGGTATCATTTTAATGTTGGATATTATATTAATTATTTTTCATATGGTGCTGTTGGAAAAACAAAACTATCATTAACAAAAAACCATATAATTGCTATTTTAGTTGGGCAACAAGGAACACATTCTGGTAGTAGAGGAGGTGGTAATGGAGGTACTTTTATTTATAATACAACTACATCAACTATTTTAGCAGTTAGTGGAGGAGCAGGTGGTATAGCAAATGAATATGTAGGTGCAACTGGAACAGGAACATCAAATGATCCTTATTTAAATGGTAGAGGTCAAGGTATAAATGGACAAACAATATCTAATGGGACTGCTGCACAAGGTATACATGCTGGAAGTGCTGGAACGAGTGGAAATGGTGGAGGAGCACAAACACAAGGATATGGTGGTATGGGTGGAGCAGGATATTCTGGTAATGGACTTGTAAATACTGCTAACGGTGATACTTCAATTTCTGCAAAGTCATTTTTAAATGGAGGAACTGGAGGTCTGAATGGTGTAGGTCCAGGGGGTTTTGGTGGTGGAGGAGCCGCAGGTACAGCTGGAGGTGCAGGTGCAGGAGGAGGTGGTGGTTATTCTGGTGGTGGAGGAGGTGCTAATGTTGGATCAGGTAATGGAGGAGGAGGTGGTGGCTCATATACATCTACAATATGGGATTCAATATCTGCCACAAATATTGGAAATGGATATGTTAATGTAATTATATTATCTGCTACATAATAAGTTTATTAATTTTTTTTATATATCATTTGAAATATTTTTATATAATTCAAGAATATTAGTTGTATCAAGAAATTCTCTCTGTGAACCGAAAGCATAGTGTACACATAATATATTACCAATTATTATATTTTTTAGATTAGCATATTTAGGATAATCTGACGATAAAAATTGTTCTTCATCTTCATCTACGTCTATATTTATAAAATCTTTACCATAAAAAGCAAGGGCATTTATAGATATTCTTTCATTATTAAGAGCTATCCATGATTTAAAATCATACCAATCTTCATTTTTTTTATTAATTATACTTGAAATAAATTGTTTATGTAATTCATAACATATTTCAGGATTTTTCCAACCATTACCCATACAATCATATTCTATAATTTCTTTATTGTAATTAAAAACTCCAGTTCTTTGATGTAAATGAGTTATTATAGCATTATTTATAATATTAGCATATACGAAAAAATATTTATCATCATATTGTAATCTTGCATTATATAATTTTTTAATAAATGTAGGTTCTAAATATACAATATCATCATCTAATCTTATATATATAGTTGATGGATCTCTTGTGTAATCAAAAAATTTATGAATATTTTTCCATTCTAAAGATGGATCCGAATTAGGATGTTCAATTACTTTAATCCAACTATAATTATTAGCTAAATTTTTAATATATAATATATCATCTACATTTAATGTATTGAGCCATAAATGCCACTCATTAAAATCATTTTTTTGTTTTTCTAAATATTTAACTAATATTTCAAGATATTGCTTTCTACCTGCAGGAGTAAATATAATACATTTATATTTTATATTATTAAAGTTCTCATTAATATTAGATTGTTTATAATTTTTATTTGAATATATAGTAACTATTATTACAAAAAATAATATTAATAAACAAATAATATTAATAAACAAATATTTATTTTTATTTGTCCTTTTCATTTATTATAATTAATAATTATATAAATAAATTATTTCAGTCATCATAAATATAATAGTTAATTTATATATTGATCTAGCTGTTTGACTTCTGTGTTATATCACCATATGGTGAAATAAAGTATTTACAAAAAATATAAACGAAAAAACATAAATAATATTTTTATTTTTTCTGGATTAATAGTAACAAAATGACTAGAATTTCTGCAAAAAATTAATAATTAAAATGGTATTAATTAAAAATAATAAATAAATATATAAAAATTAAATTTTTATAACTTCATAATAAAAAAATGATTCAAATTTAATTGATTAAAGAAGTTTAATATTAAGTAGAAATTATACCTCCTAGATTATTATATGAACAACAAACATAATTATCATTATCATTTATAATAATATCATATACATTATTTTTATCATGTTGATCATTATTTTTTATATTTTCAATATTTTTAATAATTACATAACTCCATGTCCAATGTTTTGTAAAAGTAATATCATAATAATATAAAATTTCATCACCAATATTTAAATTATTTACAGAAATAATTTTTTTATTCGAATAAAATTCATGATTATTAGTACATATAATTTCAACATTTTTTGTACAAGTTACTTTTACAACGATACTTTTACAAGGATTTTTTTTTATAAATTGAATATTTTTATATTCAAAATTATTTTTAGCTTTATTAAACGATAAAACAAAAGGATAATTATTTTTTTGAAATCTAATAATATTAAATAATTCACCAATCATAATAGGTCCATTATCAGTAATAACATATTGAGAATATGTTAAACCATTATATTTTTTTATAGAACAATTATGAATAACTGTAAAATCTTCTAATAAATATTTTTTATTTCCATCCAATTCAAAATTAATATAATTTCCAATTCCTAAAGGTTCAATTGTTATAATTGATTTAGTATTAGTTTTTTTACTTGAAATACCTTTATTATTTTCATTTCTAACTGGAATACTTTCTAAATTATGACCATTAATAAATACAGTATAATGTTTACCACTATGAATATAACTAGAAAATCCTAAAGATCTAGCAATAAATACAGTATCAATTGCAATTTCTCTATATTTTTTTTCAAATATTAAAATATACTTTTTACATGCTTTATTATAATAACCTTTGTAATCAATTAAACCAGCTAAGAATTCTAATCTGATATCAACTGAGTTGCATTTATAATTTTCAGAAATATTTCTTAAAGTAAATATATATTTATTTCCCATTGTATAAGGATCTAAAAACACTTTTTTTGGTTTAAAATTTATTGCAACTTTATATCCATATAATAAATTATTATTTCCATTATTAATTTGTAATAAATATAAATAATTTTGTAATGGAATATCAATATTTTCTGAAGTATCACACCATTTTAATGATAATATAGAATTTTCATTTACAATATATGAATTGCCTCTAGATTGATGAATTTTATAAATTTTTCCTTGAAGTCTAGAAATATTTAAAACTTTTCTAGGTTTTGAATCATCTCCCATTAATAGATCACCAATTTTTATATTTTTTTCATTTTTTATAGATCCATCAAACATTAATAAATTATTATTCATCTTAAATTGAAACTAATATATTTATATATACCTTCTTATTTATATTATTTCAATTTTTTTATTTTTAAATACTATTCATACTAAATAGTATTTATAAAAATAAAATTGATCTATATTATTTTTAAAAACATCATTAGAGATGGATTAATAAAAAAATTATCTAATTATTTATTAAATCATATAATGTTATCATTATCAATAGGAATAAAGAACTCTATATTAATAATATTAATAATTCTTATAGTACATTTTATATTTAAAAATATAATATTAGAAAGAGGTTCTAGAGGTGAAAAAATATGTAAACAAGAAACAGAAAAATTTGATCAAAATTTTTTAAATAAACAAGATTCAAATAGTTGTAAATCAATGAATATAATAAAACAAAATATTGAAAAAAACCAAAATATTGAAAAAAATCAAAATGATGAAATGTTGAAATATATTTTAGGAAATGATAATTTTAATGGAAATTTAAATGATGATTCAGAAGATTTAAATAATTATTTTAAAGATGATATTGTATCAATAGATGTTAAACAATTAGAAAAAGAATATAACGATATTAATACAAACTGTAGATTAAAAGCAGATGATAATAATTTACCTATTTCGAATAGTTGCGATTCAAATATAAATAAATTAAAAAATATAGTAATACTTAAAGAATATGAAAATGAAAAACCGATAAATGGAGGAGATGATGGAATTAATCCATTTGATAAATTAGATTTAGATTTTCAAAGTTTAGAATAAAAATTTTATTTTAATAAAGTTTTCTATAAAAACTCTTTATTTATAAAATACTTTTGAATTTTATAATTTCCCCCTACTATATTTTTTTTGTTAAAAGTATGTATATTTTATATATTTTAATAATTCTATAAATTATATATAATAGATTAAAAGAATTTATTTTTGTTACGAATCAAAAGAATTAAGGTTTATTACCTATGTCAGTATATAATATTATTAAATCAA